GTGATCCAAGAAAGGAAGAACGATATGGCATCTATAATCAAGCGAAAGAAAAACTATTCCGTTGTTTACAACTATGTGGACGAGAACGGAGAAACCAAACAGAAATGGGAAACCTGGCATACCCACAAAGAGGCCTTGAAGCGCAAGGCGGAAATCGAAAATCAGCAGCACACGGGAACTTTTCTCCCGCCAAGCAATCAGACGATCACCGAGTTTCTTTATGACTTCGTATCTCTTTACGGAGAAAAGAAATGGGGTGTGTCCATGTATGACAGCCAAACGGCGCTGATTGCAAATTATATAAATCCGATTATCGGTGATATGGAGGTACAGGCGGTTACTCCCCGTGCGGTTGACGGTTATATCCAGACCTTGCAGAAAACCAAGTCGGTGTCTACCAAGACCCGAAAGGCCGTTACCACCTATGTCAGCGACAAGACCATTGAAAAGATCATCAAGCTCCTGCGGTGTGCGTTTAAGCAGGCGGTACGATGGGAAATCATTGCAAGAAATCCCTTTGACAATGTGATCCTCCCTAAAACGGAGTATGCGAAACGGGATATCTGGACAGCGGATATGATCCGTCTTGCCCTGGACAAATGCACGGACAGCAAGCTCTATGTAGCAATGAATCTTTCCTTTGCCTGCTCTCTGCGTATGGGTGAAATCCTGGGACTGACCTGGGAGAACGTCCATATTTCCGATGAAGATATTGCGGCGGATAACGCCTATGTCTACATCGACAAGGAGCTGACGAGGGCTTCCAAACGGGCGATTGAAACGCTGGGTGAGAAGGATATCTATTACATCTTCACTCCGCTCATGCCGAACACCAGCACAAGAATTATCCTGAAAAAGCCGAAAACCGATTCCAGTATCCGTAAGGTGTGGCTGCCGAAAACGCTTGCCTACATCCTGCGGGAATGGAAGAAGTCCCAGGACGAGTTAAAAGGCTTTCTGGGTGACGAGTATCAGGACTTCGATCTGGTGGTGGCACTTCCCAATGGACGGCCCTGCGAGGATCGGATCATCCTCAAAGAGTTTGCAAAGCTCCGTGAGGACGCAGGGCTGCCGAAGGTGGTCTTTCATTCTCTCCGTCATTCCAGTACCACCTACAAGCTGAAACTCAACCACGGCGATCTGAAAGCCACCCAGGGCGATACAGGCCATGCCGAGATCGACATGATAACCAGTATCTATGCTCACATTCTGGACGAGGATAGAAAGGTCAATGCTCAGAAATTCGAGACTGCCTTCTATGCCAAGCCTGATCTTCGCAACGTCCGTCCGCCGGAAGAACCGGTAAAATCGGAGCCTGCGACCCTGGACCTTGAAAGCCTTGTGGAGCAGCTTCAGAAGTCGCCGGAGCTGGCGAGTGCGCTCGCAGCCCTGATAGCGGCGCAAGCCCCGGCAAAGTGATCCGAAAAATCGAATTAGCAAAACGCAGAATTTTCTTAGCAAATTTCTGAAAAGCGTTCGAGTCCAATTAGCAAATATACATCATGCGGCGTATAAAAATCTCCCGGTAACGGAAGTGAAATTACCGGGAGAAGGAGGAACAAAAAAACGCTGCAAACCCCGAAAAAGGCTTGCAGCGGTGCTTTCTGGCGTCCCAGAGAGGATTTGAACCTCCGACCCCACGCTTAGGAGGCGTGTGCTCTATCCAGCTGAGCTACTGAGACATTTTTAAGATTTATGCAATTTTCACTGCTCGAAGGAATCGAACAATCTGCCGCTTAGGAGGCGCTTGTTATATCCATTTAACTAAGGAAACCCATATTTTAGTTTTGTCCGTCCCTTTATCTTACTATACTCTTTTCCTTTTTTCAAGCCCAATTTTTTCTTTTTATGAAAAGTAAAAATGTCAATATTAAATGCGACACTTTTTTAAATTTTTTCTATCCTATTTTTCTTACCTCTTCCGTGAATAATTCCCCTGCTGTCCTATATTCATGTATCCGGCGTGGGTAGTTGTTTATCCAGTTTTCTATATTCTGTATCTCTTCGTCAGTCTTGCTGTCAAAGTTTTCCCCTTTTGGTATCTTCCGGCGCACCAGTTTATTTGTAACCTCATTTGTCCCACGTTCCCAACTGCTATACGGGTGGCAATAATATAGCTTTGTTCGTTGCTCTCCCTCATTCAATATAGAGCGCTCCAATTCCTCGCAATATGCAAACTCGCTGCCGTTGTCTACTGTTATCGTCTTAAATACTTGCTTAAATAGTTCTCCCCATTTTCTCTCTAATCTGTCTACTGCGCTTACCACCTCTGCTGCCGTGTGTGCTGGTAGTTTAAAAATAATTTCCGCTCTTGTTTTTCTCTCTGTCAACACAAGCAGGCTGTTTTTTGATTTCCCCCGTTTACCTATTACGCTGTCCATTTCCCAATGTCCAAACTCCTGCCGCTCTTTTACTTCGTCTGGGCGCTTTTCAATGCTTGTGCCTGCTGCCGCTCTGGTCTGTTGCTTATTCACTTTGTTATATTTCCGCTTTTGGTTTTTCTTCACTGGCAGATTTTTATTTGTCAGCCTTAAAAATATCCCCTTATCAATATAACTGTAAAGAGTTGTTACGCATATCGTTGTTTTAAACTCCCCCTCTTTTCCCTGCGCCTTAATTTCCCCCAGCACTGCTGCCGGGCTGTAATCTTCGTTTATTATTTTATCCTCTATATAGTTTGCAAGTTTTATGTCATTCCCTATTTTGAGTATCCCGCCCTTGCTTTTCAGATTTTCCCTATACTTATCGTCGGCAATATCCGGGCTGTATCGTTCCTCTGTGGTAAGGTCTGAATTAAGCGCCGTAAATATCCCCCGCTTTACTTCTCTGTATATCGTGCTGCGGTGTACGTGCAGTAGGTCTGCAATTTCCTTTATGCTGTGTCCTGCCTTTAATAGCGCCTCTATTTTTATCCTATCTGCCTTTGTCAGATGCTTAAAGCCCTTTGCCATTTTCTCTACCTCTCTTTTGTTCTATATACGATTAAAAGCCGCAAACTCTTTTACAAGTCTGCGGCTTATGCCTTTTTCTATTGTATACTTTTTGCCGTAGTTTTCCATTGCTATTTTAATCCTAACATTTCATCAGCAGAAACATTAAGCTCTCTACAGATTTTTGCAAACACTTCTAGCGTTGGCGTGCGTTCTCCATTTTCCCAGCGGCTAATATCCTTTTGATATACTTGCAGGCGTTCCGCAAGTTCTTTTTGAGAAACGCCCGCCGCTTTCCTTGCTTTTCTAATATTTTCTCCTATCATGCTTTACCTCTTTTCTCTTTCGCTCTCATTGCCAGCGCTACCAGCAGCTTTACCAGTCCTACGGCTACTAAAAATATGCCTAACTTCAAAATCATGCTCTTTACTCGGCTTTGGGTTTATGATATATTTTAAGTAGGTGGTGGGCTTTCGCCCACCGGATACTTAATTTAATAGCTTATCTATTATAATAAGTATCGTTCCTACGATTAAGTCTATCAGTGCATTGACTGCCAAATCTTGCCACTTGATAGGCTTTTTCTTATGTTTCTTTTTCTTACCCATTGTGCCGTTTCTCCTTTCTAACGCTTTGCGTTTATTTGCTCTTTTCTCCTTTCCATGTTTTTATTATATACCCGTTTGGGTATATTGTCAATACTTTTTCAGCAATTATCAAAAAAATAAGGGCATGCCGCACATAAACCGACACGCCCAAACACTTATACCAACTTTGTACAGTAGTCAAGACTTACCCAGCCTGCGCCGCTTTTCAGCTTTCCCCAGCCTGCCGTACTTCCCTTTCCTGCCTTTTCTTCCACAATCGTAAATACACCTCTGCCCGTATGCTGTCCCGTCGCTGCATAATTTGTACCCGCTCCCGTCCTTATTCTAAGGTCGTCAATGTCAATCTGCACTTTATACGGCACTTTCTTTGTCGCCTGCTTGCTATATACGGCTTTCCCGTTCCAGTCATAGACTGTATAGCCCGCTTTGCAGGCGTTCTTTGCGTTTTCCAACTCTTCAAACGCTCCCAGCTGGCTTGCTGCATCTTCCCAGCTCTTACGCACCCGGTACAGCTTTTTAATGTCTGGTGTTACCGCTCCCTCTGCATACTTTTTATAGTATCCGTCGCCATATCCTGCCCGCTGTTTCTTCACGTTTTCGCTCTGGTCGGCTGGCTTTTCGTACCCAGTAAGTACCGCATCAGACGCAGCACGTACAGACGTTGCGCTTTTTAGAGTATCCATAACGGACTTGTACCCATGCAATTCTTCCCACAAAAAGGCAAGCTGCATAGCAAGGTTTCCAATGGACACACCCGCAGCTTTCGCATAATCAAAAAGCGCCTGCTTTCTGGTGTAAAACGTCCACTGTGCCAACCCATAGCCTGCACTATCGTTTACAAAATTACCGTAGCTGCCAGCGTCTACCGCTTTTGTATACTCTTCGTCCCCCATTCCCAGCTTATTATTATAGGTATTCTGTAAATTGCACGGGTTAAGCCCGCTTTCTGCAAACAGATTCCCCATTAAGCCAGCCACCGCATAGGCATTTAACCCTTTTTTCGTGAAAAAGTCCCAGATTTCTTTTTCTTGTACATTCCCAGTATCCGGCTTGCTTTCGCTTGTTTTCGGATATACCGCTTTGCCGTTCCAGTCGTAGACTGTATACCCCGCTTTGCACGCTTTCTTTGCGTTTTCCAGCTCTTCAAACGCTCCCAGCTGGCTTGCTGCATCTTCCCAGCTCTTACGCACCCGGTACAGCTTTTCTGTAGTCGGCGCTGCTGCTCCCCCGCTGATTTTCTTTCTAAATTCGTCCCATGTATGCGCTGTTGTATTATATACATACGGGTTCGGGCAAATCTTACCCGTAACGTCATAATGCCGGATAACATGAGACGCAGGCACATTGTACTTATCCATTAAATACCGTGTTAGTTCTGCCGCAGCCTCTACTGTTGCGTCCTCAAAATACCAGTCTTTATCTGTTGCGCCCATGCTGGCTGTATTTCTCTTTCTTACGCAAAGCTCAATACCGATACTGTTAGCGTTTCTGCACTCCCCATGCTTATAGCTGCTCGCCCCGCAGTGCCACGCTATATTAGCGTCCTCTACGCTCTGCCATATCTCCCCGTCAAACCCTACAAAATAATGAGCAGAGGCGTTGCGGTTTCCCTCGGCATAATACTGGCAATTTTCCTTTGCGCCGCCCAATGCGCCTACGTAATGAATTACAATGTATTTAATGCGTGAAATACTTCCCGGATTATGATTGTATCCGCTTATCAGTCTGTTTATTTTCTTCATACTCTTTATGCCCTTTCTGAATTAAAATAAGCGCCTGCGGTTTCCCGCAAGCGCTCCGTGCTGCTCTGCCTTACTCTTCTGTTACTTCTCCCTCTTCAAGTCCAATATTTGCACTGTCTGTAAGTCCCTCTCCAATGATATAAGCTACTACAGACGCTCCCGCCATAATCAGCGCTGTTACCTGTGTTGCGGTATTTTCTGCGCCGCCAGTCGCTACAATCATCATGGAAACAAACGACGCTACCGCCGTCCACAATTTTCTACTTGTCAACTTCCTTACCCAATCAATTTTTTTCATAATGCTTTGTCCTTTCTTTACATATTCTGGGCTATCATGTAAATAAGCCCCGTTGCCAATGCACCAGCCACCAACCCTACAACGGTATCAATGGCTTTTTTCTTTACTTCGTTCCATGCGTTCCCCGGTTCTTCCTCTAACCGTCTGATACGCTCGCCCTGTTCTTTCTGTTCTGATAGCATATCCTGCATCTGTATCACTAACTTTTCAATAGATGCAGTCAGCTTATGTATTGCTTTTGTATCCTCTTCAATAACTGCAATTCTTTTGTTCTGTCTGTCGTCCTCGTCTCTAATCCGTTCCAGTTCTACTACCAGCGCCTCATTTCCGCTTACCCGTATTCTGTCTCGGTTTCTCCACCATTTACCCACAATCTTGCTGCCCTTTCTTTCAGTTCTCTTGCATCATAGCCCGCCGTCTGCTCCCATTGTTCCAGCATCTCTACCAGTTCCACAATCAGCGCACTTTGCTGCTGTATAGTTTTCTGCTGTTCTTCCAGCGTCTTTAGTAAGGCGTTTCCTGCCATTTATGAAATGCTGCCCCCTTTCTTTTCCGCTGCCTGCGCCAGTATGATTATTTTCTTTCGTAAGTTGTAGCTGTCGGCGTGTCCTGCGTGTCCCGTCCAGCTCTGTATACTCTTTTGTAACTGCTCTTTTGTAATCTTTCCTCTTTCGTATTTCTTAATGGTTTTCTTGATACGCTTAATGCTATCCGGTCGTACTTTCCTATGTGTTGCCCGGTGTTTGTATCCAACAAAATCTATTCCGTTCTTTGCGGCTAAAATCGTTGTCTTAGGGTTCAGCTCTAACCGCAGCTCGTCCCTTAAAAATCTTTCAATTTCTGCCAGCCAGTACCGCAGCTTTTCCTTGTCTGGGCTAAGTATTATAAAATCGTCCATATACCGCACATACATACCAACGCCCAGCGTATGCTTTGCGTACTGGTCTAACTTATTGAGATAAATATTAGCAAACAGCTGGCTTGTAAGGTTTCCTACTGGTATCCCTACGCCGTCCGGCATCTGCCCGTTATGGTCTATTATCCGCTCTATCAATACAAGCGCTTGCTTGTCCTTGATAATATTTCTGATTTCTGCCTTAAGTATCTCATGCGTGATACTCTGGAAATAGTGGTGTATGTCCGCTTTGATTGCGTATAGTGGCTGGTCTTTATGGTACTTGTCCCAGTCGTATAGCCAGCATTGCAGCGCATCAGAGGCAGCGTGCATACCTTTGTCTTTCCGGCAGGCGTAAGAATGGGAAATAAACCGTTTGTTAAAAATAGGCTCTAACACATTGTTTATAGCGTGCTGCACCACTCTGTCATAGAATGGCAGCGCCATTATCTGCCTCTCTTTCGGCTCATATACTTTAAAATACCGATACTCTCCCGGCTCATAGGCAAGCCCTAAAATGTCATTGCGTACCCGGTCTAAATTTTCCTCTTTGTCTTTGGTAAATATCAGTACGTCTTTTCTGTACCTCTTACATTTTCTCGCCTTATTATAGGCTTTCTGTACGTTCCCGCAATCTGCCATAGCCCCAATAAGCGTAATTGTTTTTCCGTCCCGGTCTTTTGTATATCCTATCCTCTTCATTAAAAAGCTCCTGCCTTTCGCCGCAGCTACTAACCAGCAGCCCTACTTTTTCTCTTTGCCTTGCGGCGGGACAGCCACTCTGACTATAGACTATTAAGCATCTGCCTAATATAAAGTCCTTGCCAGCATTTCGTAAAACACTGCGCCTAAAATGCTCTCACTAAGTCACACGCCCCACGCACGCCGATATTC